AGCCAGACGGTGATGCAACTTCAGGAACGCCAGCAACCTTTACGCTGACCTTTAGTGTTGCCACTGTTTCTGTAGGTAACGCGCCTTTCTAATAAATCCCTGAGTTTTAGGGTTGCATTTTGATGGTTTGAGCCGTGTTAGTGTTGCGTCCATGACCAACATTACATTCAGTTCAGACGAAAATAAGACATCAAAGACATCTAAGAGTTCTCAGGAAGTCACCGACACTGACAATGTTCTTGACCAACTAAAAAAGGTAATCAAAGACAAAGTCCGCCGTGACGATGTTTATATTCCAATTCCTGAGCGACCGGGCGTCATGATTCGTGTTTCCCCAAACATCACACAACAGCAATTAAAGTCTTGGCGTAGGAACGCTGGTGAGGAACGCAAGGGGGGTATGGATACTTTGAAGTTCTCAACCAACTTGATTGCCGCAACAACAACAGGCATTCTGCTTAATGATGTTGTTGCAGTTGATGCCAACGGTGTTGAAGTCACTTTTGCTTCACCAGAAATCATGCAGATGACAGATACAACACGACCACATCCTGATTGTGTTTTGGCTTTCTTTGGGTTAGAACCTCATGTTGAGTCCGCAGCGGTTGCAATTATTGAGGCTGCTGGTTACGGAGATGCGGTTGATGCATTGGACCCTATGAAGAGGTCTTCCGAGAGTTAACGGACGATTTCCGCGTAATTTTAGCGGCAAGGCTTGGAGACCTCTTCAAAACAGATCCGATAAAACTCCTTGATAGCAGTGAAGAAGAATGGATCATACGCCTTGCGTGTGCTAAAGTAATACAGACGGATAGAGAAAAACAGGAAGCGGAACAACGGAAACAAAACCGTTAATCTGCTGGAGCGCTCATATTCATAACCTTTAACACGGAGATGAATCCATGCCAGCAGAGCGCGTAGTAATTGACATTGAGGTCAATTCTGATATTGCAACGATTGTTGCTACTCGCCGCGCTCTTGAAGATTTAACTGACGCTCAAAAACGCTATAACCGTGAGCGAGACCGTGAACCCAAAGGTGGGGGAAGCGATGACTCGGGAGGAGGCGGAGGCGGAGGTCGTAGACGATCTAGGGGCGGCGGGGGTCGTCGTGGAAACGGACGTTACGACGGTTTCGCTGGTCAAGTTTTTGACTTCCGTGGCGACATAGGTAAAGGCATCGCAGCCTACGGTGCGCTTCTCAAGATAGTCAACAAACTCGCCATGGTTTCTCTCCCATTAATGGCTGGCGCACTTGGCTTAATCAGTCTTTCATTCAAAATGGGAACATATTTCGTAAATATGTATAGAGCGGCAATGTCGTCTATGGCTAGTGCCGTCGGTCTTGCGTATGTTGCTTTAACAACGTTGCTGGCTGCGCAAAGAGAATTTTCTGCGGTACAAAACTCTCCTGCGTACGTCAAAGGCGCCCTGAATACTAACGACAGATTCATTGCCGCTGGTCAAGCAATTTCTATGTTTGTCGGTAATTCACAACTTGCTGTTGTCAGTGCGAAATCTTTGCAATCTTCGTTCACGACTTTGAGCAAGGTTTCTCCCGTAACCGGTGCAACCACAGCAGCGTTCACATCGCTGATGGATGTTGTCGCTGGTAGCGGTGGGGATTTGGATAAGGGTTCAGAAAAACTTGCGGAGTTTTTGGCGCAGGTTCAAAAGAAAGGCACTCTTGCTGGTGGTGCGGAAGCCGCTAAAGATTTGGGTCCTGACTTTGAAAAGATTGTGAAAGAAGCAAGTGCTCTAGGTGTAAAAACGAGTGATGAGTTCCTTAAAGCAGCCGCTGAAGGAAAACTTGGTGAAACTTTCGCCACAAAATACGCTGGCACATTAGATGCATTAAACAATACGGTGATGGGTCGTTTCAAGGGCGCTATTAGTTCCATTAAAGAGCAGTTAACAAGTCTCGGTGGCGAGTATCTAAGTGAAACAGGTGGAGCGATTACTCGCCTTCAAGGAATTATTTCCACAACCATTACTCGTCTCAGTTTTGTGCTTAGAGATTTTGATGCCGCGGGCAAAATGGGAAGTTTTATGGATATGGTGCAAAAGGCTGCGGACAAACTGATCGTGGTGATGACTAAATATCTTGGCACCACACCAACTCTTTTTGAATTTTTTGGTGACTCTTTCAACAACATTGCTAATGCGTTTGATGCGATGCAGGATTGGATGCGTCAATTTGAAAAAGCGGGCATATTAATTAATAAATATTTTTTCAAGCCGTTGTTTAATGCTATGGGTGACAGTTTTACGGCAAGCATGCGAGACCTTTCGGGTGTTATTGAATCAAATGCGCCAATGATTGAAATTTTTGCGACACAAATAGGTAAAACTCTTGTGGCAATAGGTAAGTACGGTGACACTGTAAGAAGGTTGTTTATTGGTGCTATACCTTTCTTCACTGAGGTTCTTAAAATTGTTGAACTGTTTTTTAAGGGTTTAGATAAATTTGGTGAAGCGGCGATATTGATAGGAGATTTTTTTTCCAAGGCAGGTGGTTTGGGTAAAGTTGCTGGTGCTGTAGTTAAAGTTGCTGCTCTTTATTCGTTGTTCACTCTTGCTACAAGATTTTTCAAGGTTTTGGGAGGGATGTTTGGTAAAAAAATACCTAACATGAACGTTCAGGCTGGCATCGTCAATGTTAACGGTGGTGTTGGGGGAAGTCTAGGACCAGTACACGGTCCGAAATTCCCTGGAGGTAAGTTTGGCAGGGTTATGTCTAAGGTGCCGGGTGGGTCAAAAGTGATGACAGGACTCACAAGGGTTGGGTCGTCAATTGCTGGAGGTCGTGGTGCGAAGGGAATTGCTGCGAGATTCGGTACGACTGGTGCTAGAGCCCTTTTGGCTCCAGCAGCGATTGCTGGCGGTTCGTATTTGGCGGGGAGTGCAATCGCTGGACGATTCAATGACGACTCAGTGAAATCTAGAGGAACTTCTGCGCTTGCCAGTGCGGCGGTTGGCGCAGCAATTGGTGGGGCTATTGGTGGTCCTGTAGGTGCGGGAATTGGTGCAGCGATAGGTGGTCTAACAGGATATTTGAAGTCAGGCAAACAGCGAAGAGCAACCCAAGAAGCCGCAGAAGGTCTTTTAAATAGTTTTTCGGAAAGTATTGATGAGGCTATTGCTGGCGGAAATGTTGATGATCTTCTTAAAGCACGGGAAGATTTGATTGCGAGCAGAGAAAAACTGATCAGTGAGAACGCCGACCCAGCGTATGCTGCTCAGGCTTTAGCAAAATATAATGCAGAGTTCACAATGTTGAATAGAACTATAGATAACTATACAAGTAACGCTGGGCTTGCTGAAAAATATTTTGATACTGGTGCTGAGTCTTTAAATAAACTTGCTGAGAAGGCTGGTATTGATCTCACAAGTAAAGTATTGAATTTCCGAGAAGTTCTTGCTCTTGTTGGCAAGACTGCTGAAGACCAAGCCAGATTGATGAAAGTTGCATGGGCGAATATCGGCGCACAGGCTACTAGTGATGTGATGAGTTACTTTGATAAACAAGCACAGCAAAGAGAACAAGCATTGGCTGTAGATGCAGCCGAACAAAGAATTCTTAGCGGTGATACTAGTGTTGAAGCGCAAGAAGATTTACTCAAAAAAACATTAGAGTTCAATATTGCAAAATTTGGTGATGTTGGGGGCATAACAGAGACTTTGGCAGGTTTTCAACTTGACTTTGGTGCGGGTGGAATGCTCTCTGATTTGGATCCAGAGGTAATTGCGAACATGGAACAAACATTGAAGAATGCTGGTGTTTCCCCTACGGCAATTTTGAAGACCTTGAACTTTCAAGACCTTGCCGATAAATCTGGTGGAATCGCCAACATGGGTGGGCTGCTCAATCCAGAGGGGTTAGTTGACCCTCAAAAACTTGAAAAGATGCTCACAGAACAAGTGGCGAAGAACCCTCTTTTCTTGCAACAATTCATAAATGCTGCGTCCAATCCCGACAAACGTCTTGCTGGCGCAGATATGAAGACTGCATTGGATGGCACCATCTATGGAGGTACTGGAACTGGTAAAGTTCGTGTTCCTGCTGGCAGTATGGTTCCTCCTGCTCAAGGTGCACAAAACTATGTAGCGAACACAAACATAACTGCGGCAATGTTGGATGGCAAAACCATTGACCAAATCGAGAGGGCTATTGCAAAAGCGTTAAAAGAGCAGAGAGAGCGCGGGATGGCGCCAGTAACTGGTGGCACAGTAAACCCGAGCAATTCCTAGTGAGGCATCATGGCTAGCACAGTAACCGTTTGGGTGAGAATGAGAGACTCGGGAGATGAAGCAGACCGTCTTCAATCGTCCACACCTGGTGCTTTGCCTCTTATTTTGCGTATGCGTTCATCAAATCCCGCCGAGGAGCAAGATTTTGTTTTCCCCTATAGCCCGAGGGAAATGAGTATCGGACAATTAGCGGACGAAATGGTTCAGATACCAAGACCTGGCACTACGCCTATCGTTGCGTTTAAATCACACAGACTCATGACTCTTGATTTCACGGCGCTCATCTCCCATCCGGGGGATGGTCTTATTAGGGATGTTGAAAAAGAGATTTTTAATTTGCGGTCGTTTGCTTCAAGTAGTAACAAAGTTTTTCAATTAATTAATTACGATGTTTTCACTCAGGAGCCTTATATTTTTCGCAACATGAGCGAAGAAAGAGTGAGTGGTTTGTTTTTCTCCATCACAGATATGGGCGTTGAAGTTATGAGAAGAAACAAAGATAACTTAATTACTCAAGCAAATGTGAGAATAAGTTTGGTTGAGAACAGAAACCCCAGAATTAATGTTGTATTAATCCCTCCTTTGACTTTAAAAAAACCAAACCCCAATTGCACAAAGCCTAAATATGCAAAAAAACATCCTGAAAAATGTAAAAAACCACCAGATGAGCCTACTCCTGTGGGTTTCAGTAAATCACAGAGAGAGTCGGCGAACGCGTTCTTCAACAAGAGAAATAGTGGTCAAGGTACGTTTGCGCCTGACCATAGACAGAATTTCAAACTGTGTTACATCAAAGCCGCTAAAATGGCTCGCTGGGTTCCAATGGATACAACTCCGTGTCTTGGTAACCCCAAATAGTCATGATTAGCGACCAAACAATAGTTTTCGTTGGCAACGATGACGCGAGCGTCAGGGCACAAATTGCTCAAAGTATTACAAATATTTCTGTAAGTTATACAGTTGACGGTGCATCGCAGATCACGGTTGAACTTGTTGATGAAAAACTTGAGATGTGGAATAACGGTTATTTTGCTATTGGAAATATTGCAAATTTTTTTGACGGAACAATTACTGAAAGATACATGGTTGCTTCTCATGAAATTTCTGCAGGTGAGGGCGAGTATTTTAAGATTACTCTAGCGTTAAGAACTGAAGCGATTCAACGAATGAAATTGAATAAAAAACCTCAAGCGTTCAAATCAACCACCGCATACGATTTTGCACAAAAAGTAGCCAAAGAGTTTGGTTTAGAGTTCTTGGGTCAAAGACCTGTTGGTGTAAAAACCACCACAATCAAAGTCAAAACTGAAAAAAATCAAGAGTCCGTTTACGATGTTTTGGTTCGTTCCGCAAAAGACCTTCAATATCTTTGTTTTGTTATGTATGCAATTCCTGCTGGTTCAACCGTGCCAGTACCAACCTTGTTTTATGGTTCACCAAAATGGCTTCTTGGTCGTTGGGGTATAGAAAAAACAGAGGAATTTACTTTTGCAAAAATTGGTGGGGGCACAGAAAGACGTTCTCTTTATTTTATTCCCCTAAAGTATCCAAACGACGACAAGTTGAATTTTTTTCTTACAGAAGTACCCGAAATGCGCAGGTCTATGGATAGTCCTAAAGAATCTGAAGGCTCCGCCAGTCTTTGGGTTGGTGACAGATTTGAGGAAAATGTTGGGAGTGCTTACAACATAAGAGCAGGGATGACGGTAGTCGTATACGGGATTAAAGGTTTTGATACGACCGCATATTTGATTACATCAGTTGAATATCAGTACGGGCAACCAGAACCGTTGGCGATCAGTTTTGCTACGATAGAGAAAATCTCGCCAGACGATAAAGAAAAGATTGATAAAAAAGTAGCAGAAACAACAGTGATCGGGTAAAGGTAAAAATGTCTATTTACGGTGATTCTATGGACGGGATGGATAGGGCAGATTCCGCTGCGCAAACTAATGCATCTTTTTCGTCTATCCATGTGGGTATTTTGACTGCAAAAAATAATTCTGACAAAACTGGTTTTGTTAAAGTTCCAGCGTTAAACAATGAGGCTCAACTAGGTCCATACAAGTTCATGGCTCATTTCACTTTTCCTGTAACCACCCCAATTCAGCAAACTTTGACCACGACTACAGGTACGGTCAATTCAACCAGTGTGGTTACGGGGGTTTCCCTGTCAGCAACCACGACCAGTATCTCGGGTGTCTATAACACCTCATTAAGTTTGCCTGATGTGGGGACACGCGTTCTTGTTGTATTATTGAATGGTTCCCTTGATGAAGGCGTGATTGTAGGGTCAATATGAACACAATTAGATTACCGATACGGTTCAATAAAGACAATTTTGAAATGGAAAAAATACTTGAAAACACTGACGAATATTATGCGAATCTCATAGGTTTGACCGTGCAAATAGTCCCAGGCGTTTTGCCTATATCAACCTATTACGGTGTTGAAGACCCAACCTTTGAGGCTGGCGGAATGACAAAAATCGGTTTAGCGGTGGGCAGTCTTATCCCGGAGGTAAGAGTCTTGGTTAGTGAGGCTGTTGTTGACGACAGTGGAACAACAAATCTAGCAATTAAATTTGATCGTTTGGTATAACTGTGCCCTCACCAGACTTCTCCGAATATGTTGACCTCACCATCTTTGATAAAGATGTCACTGATGTCTATAACGACGCTGTTGAATACGCACAAATTGCTTTACCCGAATTCAACCCAAGAATCGGAACCATAGAAAACGCAATACTTGAAGCCACATCACATCAAACAGCAAGCATGATTGCGACCCTTAACCGTACGCCCGACGGGCTCATGGAAGGGATATTGAAGTTAATTGGATTTGACAGAATAGAAGCAACACCTTCATTGGGGACAGTTCTAATTACTTTGTCTGTGGATACTGGTCAAACTATTGCTGCGGGAACCGTTTTCTCTTACGATGTCTATGACGGTGCGGGTGTTTTAACACAAAACCTTTACGAGACAACTGCGGATCTAACAATTGCCCCCAACAACACAACGGGAACTGTTTCTGTTCAAGCGTCAGATCCTTCTCTCTATCCAGACATTCCAATTCCATCCAATTTGACTGTTGTATCAAGCACCCCTTTTATTTTGTCAGCCAGCCTCACGGCTTTGACTACAGCGGGAACAGACTCAGAAACTGATGAAGAATACTTCAATAGAGGAGTAACTTATCTTAGTTCTTTGAGTAATGCGATAACAACGGCGTCTCAGTTGTCTAGTTATCTTTCTGTGAACTATCCAACTGTTTCAAGGTTCAAGGTTTATGATTTAACTCAAGCAAAAGAAAACGATGTCACCAATGCTGTGCTTGCCTCCAACGTGGTTACTTTAACAACTAGATATGCGCACGGGTTCTCTGTTAGTGATGTTGTAGATGTTGCGGATATGGCAAACAACGTATATAACGGAACATACACAATAACTGCCGTGCCATCAACTACTACATTTAGATACGCAAGAACCAACGGCAATATTGCTACTGCAGCAACCACTGTTGGAAGCGTTGTTCTTGGAAACGGAATGCTTTTTGCAACATCAGATGTTGGTGGTGCTGTGACTATTTCTATGTGTGACTCGGCGGGGGCTGCTATTGGAACAGCCCAAAAACTTGCTATAGAAACTGCAGTGGAAAGCAAAGTTGTTGCTGGTTTAAATATCTTTTTACATGACATGAATACTTTTAATGTGAATGTCAGCGCAACTATTGTTGTATTGCCAAACTATTCCACAGCAACTGTTGGAACGGCGGTTTCTGAGGCGATTGAGGAATATCTTTCTGTCGCCGGCTGGGATTTTGCCACCTCAGTGAATTCTTTGTATTTGACAACAATCGCATCACAGGTTGCGGGTGTTAAATATGTTTCCGCTATGGACGCCACGATTAACGGCTCTACAAGTTTCGCTACAGACAATGGCAACGATGTCACAATCCTTGAAAAGGGAGTGATCCCCATCGGTGACTGCACGACGGTTGCTACCGCTGCGTAAGTCATGGGGACAACAAATAACTATATCCCCGCGGGAGAATCAACTTTCCTAGAGCCGTCTGTCTTTGCTGCAGGCGTAGATGATCTGTGGACATCTGATGGAACGATTTCATTAGACACAGCAACATACTTAGACGCAGAATACGGTTCTTTAAAACTTATTCCTTCCGCTAACGAGAACTATGTTCGCTATAACTATTACGCAACAACAGCAAGCACTCCGTCACAGTATTCAATAACTGCAGCATTTGATAACAATGATTTTATTGAATCATTTATTTGGGTGAGACCTACTAAAAACTGTTCAATATTTTTTAAAACGGTTTTATCAAAAGTATCTTTTGACTCGAATACGGGAGTTTATTCGTTCATTGATCCGTTTGACCAAATTGTTGGCAGTGAAGGAAGTATGTCTGTAATTATTGGTGGCACAGACGAAGCCAAGTGGAAACTAGTTAGGTCAATCCCCGAACAAGTACCTTCAAGCGGTGTTTATTCAATTCAGTTACAGATGCGAATAGTTTTTGATGATTACACCAACGCTTCCGTAAATATTGCTAGACCTTCCACGTATCCATCAACAAGATTTTTGGATAATCAGTTCCTTCAAGGTGTGATTCCGTTCATCCCTGAGGTTTTCTTTGAATCAGACTTTGCGGATTTTTCTAAAAATGAGCCGATATTGCCTTTGTCTCGTTTTTTGGATGTTTTAACTACGACTGCTGGTGATATAAATACTACGGCTAATCAGTTTGAGTATTTGGATAAAGCCTCGGGTGGTGACCCAACAGATTTGACGACCCTAAGTCAATTTGTGGATCCACGAGTTTGTGACTCAAATTATTTAAGTTACCTCGCTCAATATAGGGGCAGACCACTGCTTGTCACCTATCAGCCTTCTACTGAAGGTGTTGGTTGGCAAGTTTTTACACTTAATTCATCGTTGCTAACTGGTCTTGACCCCAGCACTGGTTTGCCTGTTGGTACGGATGTTCTTGGCACAGATGCCGCAAACCTTGGTGCTTTACCTGAAGGTGTTGAGGCTTACGCTAGATGGCAAGTAGAAACAGGATATTACGGACACAATGCAGGAACGATAGACGCGATGGTGAGCGCAGCGCAGAGAGCATTGACGGGCACCAAAACAGTGAATTATACGGTTACACAAAATCAGATTGCTTTCACTACAAGCCAAGCCGAAACATATGGAACTGTCGTTGGTGATGTTGGGACAAGTAATTCTTTTGTTTTGTCTTTGATTGAACCTGCCAAACC